AAAAGTGCCCATTTTATGAAAACAGACAACGTTTATTTTCATCGTTGCCCATTCGTAGAGTTGATTTAATTCTTCATTATTATACACAGTAAAACCCGACACCTCAAATGAAGTGTTTATTAATGATACGCAAAAAAGCCCGACCGGAAATCCGATCGGGCTTAATTATACTTCATAGATTCGAATGTTATATGCGTAGATAGTATTTGTCGTGCTCTTGTGATAGGCATTAACACGTAGATAGTAAGTACCGGTTGGACCACCCCAAGTAAACACTGTACCTTGAGCGGTATGTTCATCTGAAATAGGCTCGGTATATGTTGTATCATCTGTTAGCCAGAGAATACACTTATCAGATTCTACGTTCGGGTTGTGCTGGCTACTAAAGATACCGTTCGTTTCAGCAATAACTTAATTTGGGTTGCCTCCCTCCAATGTGTTTTGGGTGTAAGGAAGTGATAATGTTCCAGTATTAAGCATTGCTTTACTATATTTAATACTTCCTTGTTTAAAAGGATTACCTGAGAATCCTAGCAAAATAGAACCTGGTTGATATACTTCAAAAGTAATGTTCATGATTCTTCTCTGAGAACTATTTAACCATTCGGTTGGTATCACTCCCCAGTTAGTATCACCGGAATTGGTTAAAGCCCCACGAGCTTTTCCCGTTCGATTTTCTACTCTCAAAGTGATTGGTGTACTTGTATTGTTATAAATCTCTATAGAAAAGGTATAGATCCCCTTATCTAATTGAATTGTACATAATTCACTCCACCAAGCACCATCATCAACCTTTATCTCTTTATCAATAGCAGAAGTATCATGTAATAAATTAACTCGGACTAATTCACTAATATATTTAGTCATATTAGGGATACTTAATTTACTACTTAATCCTGTCACACTACGAACAGCATCGCCATGTTTACTCAAAACATCACTAAGCGGCATAGCAAGCACCTCCAATCCGAGGTACTAGGCTGAATAGGAAACGCTTAGTTACCCCCCCCACTGGGTTCAGAGGCGTTGCCAGGTCACCGACTTCGAGCTTGCAATCATAGAAAGTAACGTCTTTATTAACTTCTTTTCCTGATGCTGAACCATACATACAGAGATTATAGTTATGCTCATCTTTTGGAATCGTAAAAGTATATGACTGAGTAAGACTAGTCAAAGGAAACTCTTTCCCCGAAAAAGGTCCAACAATAAAATTAGCGTAAGCATTAGCTACTACATCAAAAATTCTAATCCTTACTGTCTTGTTAGAACCATCTGTTTTTGCTCTCCAAGAAAAAGTATAAGTGCCTGGTTTTAGGTTTATATATGGGTAGGGTGTACCGTATGACCATTCCGAACCTTTTTTAGAAGTAAATTCAGTTTCAGGAAAGATGTTAGGGTTCACATGCAAATCAAAATGATTCATCAAACTAGTCAACTGGGCAATATTGATTTTTTCAGTAAGCCCGGTTATTTCACGTGCCTTGTCCATTAAAGCAGTCATCGTTTCACTTAAACTCACTTCACTCACCACTTTCCATTGAGAATCGCATCTTCAACATACTGTTTCGTTTCGTTGAGAATTTCTTTTTTATCGTCTTCTGTCCAGTTATCCCCGCGTTCACCACGTGGTAAAACATAACTCACATCATACCCACCATCTCGCTTGGTGTAGGTCACGGATGGTTGACTACCTGGAGCAGAAGCAGTAACGCTAACCACATTCATAGTTGGAGACGGCCCAACTGGCCCTTGAATACCTTGAGCACCTGACAGATCACCCATGTAATTAAATTTTTCTCCAGTCCAGACGTACATTTTTGCATTGTCTGGGTCTTGAACATTAGAAGCAATTAGGGCAAAATCACCATCTTCAAACCCGGCACCTTTACTAGCGTTCATCGCATCAATTGTTGGGAATGTTTGCTGAATGTGGAACGCTTTCCCAGCCGGCCCTTGGAATCCTCGTTGACCTTGTTGTCCACGTGGAAGATTGAAAATCAGATGGTTCTTTCCGTCTTTAATCTCGCTCGTTACCGATGGTTGACTACCAGGATCTAAAATGTTCACTTTATCAATAACAACGTTCAATCCTGCTTTATGCAGCTCATTAATTACATCAGTAATATCAACTGTTTCTTGAACCGGTTCTAGTTTGTCACTAGCATTACGATGAATCCTAAACTGAATAAAACCAGCTGAAGGATAAATTACACGTTGACCGTTATATTCTTCCCAAACTTCAAGCCCGTATGTTCCGGTTGCCAGTCGGGTCATATCTTTACTGCTAACACTAATATCATCCCCGCTAATAGTTACCGGATATGTACCGGCAAAATTACCGTCTTTCATATCAGTAACTTTTGCACTCCAGTTGTGTGAAGTATCAGGAGTGATTATTCCCCCGTCATCACGGACAAAATTAGTCGTAATTAAATTGGTGTTATCTGTTCGTTTGAAATCTTCAAATCGCAGATTAGCATATTTACTCATTAAATCACTTCCTATTTAAATGTTCCAAATGCTTCTTTAGTATTTGCATCCCGACAAACCAAATAACCGTATTGACCATTTGCTCGTGGCTGGCGAATCCAAACATAGCCGTCATGGCTTGACCAAGCATCATAATTAACTTCTGAACCAGCTGGTAAGGTAGCGATTAAAGCGCTGGTTGTCTTAGCACCCCACCGAAGATTAATTGGTTGGTTAGTCGTGAACGTTCCTTTCTCTTCGGTCCACTTATCACCAAGTGAATCAGTCCAGGTATTAACTGGAGCTGAAAAAGTTTCAGGTCCAGGAGCCGGTTTATTTTCAACCGGTGTTTGCTTACCATCTGGATTACTAAGTTTCTTCCATCCGTTTTCATCAAGATAGAAAATACTCCGGTCCATATCGCCACCGGTATACTGCCAACCAGTTAGAAATTGAAAGGCACCAGACGAAACATTCATATTCGGCAAATCCCATGAATACCATGTCATTGAAGCATACTTTGCAACCCAGACGCCACAATACTTAGCACAGTTAGCAACCTGCCACAAGGCGGATTCTTGAACATAAATTAAAGGCCAGACACCAGTTAAACGGTGAACTTCAGTAACGAAGCGTAATGACCAGTTTGTATCACCCCAAGCACTGTTTTGGTATGATTCCCAATCAAGAATTAAAATTCCTTGACCTACATAGTTCTTGATATTGTTAATGAAATATTGTGCTTCGTTTTCAGGATTACCTCCGCCGGCATAATGATATAAGCCAAGAAGTTTCCCTAACTGATGTGTTAAATCAACTTGATGGTTACACCGTGGATTAACATATGTGTTGCCTTGAGTAGCCTTAACAATTACCCCTTGAGCGTTAGCGTCTTGAATAATGCCATCCGAACTACCAGAAAAAACATCAACTGTATAAATTGCCATGTAATCACCTTCTAACCTTTTGCTGAAGCTTCTACGTTGTTAGCCCGGTTAGGAGCCTTTTTAATTGCTTTAAAAACCGGATCTTGAGCATGAGTTAAGTCTGATTTTTCATAAGCGGCCTGAACTGCCGTCTTAATCGCAATATCAGAAATATCAAAGCCTTGGTTTAACATCGACTGATTAACCTTATGTACTGCCGTTTCAAATTTTTGAGAGCCTAGCATAGGCTGGTTAACCATTGATACTACTGCGTTATCAGCCATTGTTTCTAGCAAACTCCAGATTGCCTTTGATTGTTCTGTTTCAGCGTGAGTTTTCTTAGCTTCCATGACCGGTTTTAAATACTTCCATAGAAAAACAAAAGCGGTGACTAATGCACCACTTGAGATTAACCAATTACCAAAATCAGTAATTAACTTATTCATTTTTTCTTCCTCCTCAATTGTTCCTTGAGCTTCTTATTTTCTTCTCGTATCTTATCGTTTTCGCTTGGTTTGCTCTGTTGGTGGGTTGTGATATAAGCAACGAGAACTGAACCGATGGTACTGATCAGCGCCACCAGTACATCATCATGCATAACATCAACCCCTTTTAATAACTAGCTGACCGATAATTGAACCTACGACGAAAAAAGCGTACATGGTTTGAATTGAAAATTGACCAACATTCCAATCTTTAAATGCAAAAGCACAAAAGAATATTAACCATACGAAAGTTAGTGTTCCTGTCATTAGTGGTTTGTAAAATAAATGTTTTACATCCCACAATGCATATACAATCGTTACTGTGCCTACTGCTGCTAACAGGAAAATGAAGGGTGGGTCATCAAGAAAATCTAAGATACCACCCGGCGGATTAAAAGTCCCGTTACTATGAAGAACAATAAAATAAATCGCTAATCCATACGTTTCTAAGCCTTTCACAAACCAGAAATAATTTCGGCGTAAATTATCTAACATACAATTCACCTCAACATTAAAAGCCGCCCTTGCGTACTGTTTATTTCATAGGCGACCTTTGATTAACTATTTATCTTTTGTTTCTGTTTCCACTGCGTTTTCAGTTGAATCATCGGTAAATACACTATCTTCCGTTTCACGTACATATTCCCGAAATTCATCAGCGTCCTTGCGAACCTGTTTAATATTCTTTCGGTATGCTTCAACGTTATTAACCGTTGTATTAGTAGTAGTCATACTATCATCATTAGTTGCCACATTGGCATTAAACCGGGCAATTTCAACATTATTAATTACTGACCGTCCCATCAACGAGACGGTTTTTTCTTTAATTAAAGCCATTACTTATCACCTTTCTTTTTATCTGGAATTTGCTTCTTGAGTGATTCGTTTTCTACTTGAAGTAAGGTGTTTTGATATTCCAAAGCACCAACTTTGTTTAATAAGTTTTGTACAATAGCTTCTGCATTATTGTTGTTCATTTAATTTTTCCTCCAATTTTTCTACTTTATCTTTTAAGTGCTTAACAACAGGAATCAAAGCAACACCGATTCGGTCGTACTGAATACCTTCTAGTCCGCCTTCAGGATTACGCTGAACTAACATTTCAAGTCCAGCGTCTGCCAAGTCTTCGGCAATCATCCCGAAATTCCGTGTTGGCTTTTCTTTAGATTCACCGTTTGCATAACGTTTCATTTCAGCTTTATCCATCCAAGTTGCGGTTGGTAGATTTAATAAACGGTCACCGTAGTCGAATACGTATGACCGTTTAATATCAGTCTTATATTTTGAAGCCGAAGTGGAACGAATTAATGCGCCGTCCGGGGCAACCATTAACCACGATCCGGAAGAAGCGGTATTACGGTAAGCAGATGGAATATGAACATATTCACCTTCAATGACCGTACGATTGCCCCACCATCCACTTACATTTGCATTGGTTCCAATAGCTA